CAGCATCGGCCAGCGTTTGTGCGCTGTGCTCAGGACGCCCGCCCAGGGTTTTACGGATCGACCATTTGTTTCCCGGTTCGTCACGGATGATTGCCGCGCCGTCGATGCGCAGATACGCCACGCGCGGGCGGCGTTTGTAGGTTTCGCGCCAGCCGGCGGGCGCGGCACCGGCGTTCATTGCTGGCCCTCGCGTTTGCGCTTGTCGGCGTCGATGCAGCCGTAGCAGCGACTGCTGCCCCGCGGAAACGCGCTGGTGGAGCACTGGTCGCCGCAACCGGCACATCGTCTGGAACGTTTGAACATGGTCACTCTCGTTGAAATAGGGCCGCCTGCCGGAGAGGGGGAGCTCCGGGTAACCGATCGCGCGTGGTTGAGGGGACGCGATACGGCAGCGCCGGGCGGCAGCGACGCTGAGAGGGTGGCCCGGCCACCGGCTACTACCCCGGTGCAACAAAGACGACTTGAAGTGGATCTCCGGGCCATGGATTTACCGCCGCCTGGGTTCGCAGCTGTATGCATTGCCACTGCCGAATGCGCAGACCGGCCCGCCGGACTGGCGCACGGCGGCGTCGGCTTGTGCGGTGTGCTCGGCCGCGAGGCCGATCGCTACGATGGCGAAATAGACGACGAGGGCGATGCACAGGGCGCTGAACAGCCCGCGTACGCCTGCGTACACGCGATCGTAGCGGGTGACCATCGCGGGCGTAGCCGACGGACGGAACAGGGGCTCGGCGTGGTCGCGGATGCGGTCATTCATCGCTGCGTACCTCTTGGGTGAATGTGCCCGACACCGCATCGGCGAGGCCGCGCATTTGTTTCTCAAGTCGCTGCAATGCCTCATGCCGGTCGGCGCCTATAGCGGAGATGCCGGCTGTGCCTGCTGGCCATAGGAAAAGCTCAGCGCTCGTTACAGCTTCGCTTAATCGGATGATCCGTATGCTGGCGTCCGGGTATATCGCCAGAATTTCTGAATTGCTCAAGCCGGCACCTCCGAGCACGCGTCTTCACCAGCGCGCGCCATTTCGATCGCTCGCTCATGCATCGAGTCGTGTAGGGACTGGATCGCCAGGTAGATCGAATCGTCGTGCTCGCGACGGCCCTCAACTGTCACCGGGTCGCCCATGGTTTCGACTAGCTGCATTAGATTGCACAGCGCAATCTGAGCGCCGCCGTCACTCGCCGCGCGGATCATAAGCTCTTGGTAGTTTTCAACCTGCGGCAAAACGCAGCGCAGGGCGTATTCGTCTATTCGCTGGTCGTCGTCTTCCCATGGGTTGTGCTGGTGCTCGTGTGCGCTCATGGCGCGCTTAAGCTGTCTTGTTGTGTGGTTCATTTCGTGCTCCTTATGTCGATGACTGCCGTGCCAATCGGCGCTCATGCTCTATCGCGACTAGCGTCGATCAGCGCTTTTGATTTCTGCTTCGCATCATAGCTATTTCGGTAGCACATGCCCGAATTAAACCTGTTGTAATCAGTCGACGAATCGACCCATTTTGCTTCGGCTGCCCTGGCTTCCCCGTAACTAATATCAGGTACCCAGTAATTTTCGTGTGTTTCCGGCGCCATACGCATCGGCTCCGGAAACGTGTAATCCACCCCGTTTGCTGTGATCGTGCGGGTGGCGGGTTTGATACGTACCGGGCGCTCGAAAATAATAGCCTCAAAAAGATGCACTGGTCCTGTGCACTGGTGCCACTCAGAACACGGGAACGGGAAGTCGTCTTCGTGATCGCCTATATCAAATTTGCGCCACCAGTCCCCGCCCGCATCTATCGCGTCGGCAACAGCCCGAGCCCGGTGCAGCGCGGCGCCGGATAATTCGCCGGCCGGGTCGTCGCCAAGCGTGACAACGGGAGTTGTCAGCGATTCTCGCCAATTACAGATCGTGCATTCACCGCGCCATGGGTACGTTGCATCGTTTTCGTTACTCATTTCGACACCTCTATATCGTAGGTAACCGCCTGCAATCGGTCGATCTTATCGTCTATCTCAGCCACCGCATCACGGGCCTTCCATTGCACGCAGTAGCGCTCAAATCTCAGCTTCTCAATGCAAGCTTCTGTAGGGTCGGGCAGGTTTTCCGGCACGTCTACTGTGACATCTACCGTTCCGTAACACAGCCCATATTCGCTCATGCTCATGGCCGACAGTTGCAGGTGGGTAGGCGAGCTTTCCTCTGCGTGCAGATATAACGTCTGCGTGATCGTCTTCGGAAATTTGTTACTCATAACATTCCCTCCAATTTTGCAATCGCGTTGTACAGGTCGCGGCGCGCCCGCTTGATGTTAGATAGACGGTCACAGCCTGGGTTGTCGTTCGCCGAGTTTTTCAACGAAAATAGCACCAGGTCGTCCTTTCTGTTTTGAGTGCGGTCGGCGATCGACGTGTCTACGATGGGTTCTGCATTCATGACGTCACCCGGCGCGCCGGGCCCAGCGCTAGGCGCTCATGGGCGTAGTCGTAGGGAATGCGTAGCGCTTTCCCGCTTGCGAGCCAACGGTAAGCCGTTTTCGTGTGCTCGATGATTTCGATCTGTTCCATGATTGTCTCCTTGATTAAACGACTGACACGGCTTTGTTCAGGCCGCTTGCGTTCTGCCAGATAAAGCAACTGGTCTCGTTGCGTTCGGTGTGTTCGTACCAGCACATGTTTCCATCGGTGCTAGTGACGCGGCCTAGCGGCTCGACACGCGGCGCTTCGGTGCCGTTGGCAACCTCGCCCCAGTTGGCAATGTGCTCTAGCTGGTCGCCTGTGCGTGGCTTTCTTGTGAGTGTCATTTCGTGCTCCCGTTTTTGCGGGCTATATGTTTGCCCGATGTGTTTACTATATTACATAAATACGGAAAGGTCAACTGCTTTTATTGCGCGGATCAATTAGCTCTATACTGTCAGGCGACCAGCGGCACCGCCGATCGCGGACATATATGGAAATCTCGACATACTCATGCGGGAAAACAACACAGAAATCACTCACCCTTCCCAGGCCATCTGGGCAGATCGCCTCTTGCCCGATGATTGGTTTTTTGCTTTCTCGTTTCATGGTTTTTACCTTCTTTTGCTAGGGCCGTGTGCTTATGTCTAGTTACTATATTATACAAATATAGAAAGGTCAACTGCTTTTCTTAGGCTTTTTCCAGCTCGCTCGTATGCCGTGCTCAAGCTGCGCCTGCGCGTCCGCGCAACCCCATGCCACCATGCATTTGTAGCCCTCGGCAATCCGTGCCTCGCCAAACGCGCGCTGCTCTTTGCTTAGCCGTCCGCCGTCCGCGCGCTTGAATTCGATCCAGGTAAAGCGTGCTGGTAAAAACAGATCCCAGACGCCGGCCGTCATGCCTTCCAGTAGCAGCCGGCCGCGCTCCGCCTTGCCGCGGCGGCCGGCGTTCGGTATGCCGATGATCTGATCTGGCTGCGTCTTGCGCCACCACGAAACGAAATCGCGCTGCTCTACGTGCTCAGAACGGCACGCACCCGTCGTACTCGGGGCAGTCGTTTTCTTGCTCGATATAGTCTTGCGGCGGGCTGGCTTCGAATATCTCACAGTGTCCCTCGTCATCCAGATTGAAACAGGTAGCGCAGCACCTAAGCTGGCGCGCGGGTTGCGGCATCTGCCGGGCTTTTGCTTTCAAAATGTAGTTCTGCGACTCGCTCATATTTTCCATCCGGCTTTATCCTGATAAACGTAGGCTGCGGCAAGCCAGGCGCCATTGCCAGCAGATCGTCGGTAGTGCGCGGGCACGTCACGCCCCATGCCGAAAGCTTAGCCGCGGCCATTTGGGTGGCTCGGCCGCCGTGCTCGGGGCACAACCAGTCCTTGTGCGTCTTCAATCCGCAATGGTACTCCACGCGCACACTGTCCGGTTTGCCGGGCTTCTTGTGGCGCTTGTAATCAACCCCACGCACTGCCACCCATTGCGGCTTGCGCTGGCTGGCCAGTACCGCGCCGTCATAGGCTTCGGCCTCATGGTTGGGCCCGTTGTCCGGGAACTCATAGCCACAGTCAGGGCACGCCTTGGCGGACAGGTGCACCACCGAAAAGCAGGATGGACACGCCTTCGCCGGGGCATCGCCGGGCTTGTCGCCAGGTGTCTTCGGCGCTGTCATGTTGATTTGGTCTATCGGGCCATGGCGCTCCACGTTCCCCCCATAGTCCAGCAGCAGCGCGTTGTCTTTGCCGGGATGCGTGCGCATGATGCGCCCCACTACCTGCACATATTTGGCCACGCTGGCCGTGGCAAACAGCAAGGCGCACAGGTCGCAGATCGGCGCATTAAAGCCGATCGTTAACACGTCGATATTGATCAGGCACCGCAGGCCGCCGGCGCGAAATAGCTCGATGGTGTCGGCACGCTCGCCCTTGGGCGTTTGGCCGGTAATGATGCGCGCGTCGATACCGCGCTCTTGCATCGCCCGCTGAATATGCTCGGCATGCTCGACGCCGGTGGCATACACTAGCCACGCACGGCGGTTGTGGCCGTACTCTATGATTTCGTCACAGGCGGACTCCACCAGGCCGCCGGAGTCCATGGCCTCGAAAACTTCGGCGCTGATAAATTCGCCATACCGCTTGTGCAGGCCGTCAGTGTCGGCCACGTCGGCGCCACGCTTGCTGACGACTTCGCACAGATAGCCCTTGTCAATCAGTGTTTGTACGTCGATGTCATAGGTGATTTTGTCGAATAGCGCGCCCTTGCCTTGGTCAAGCCGGCCACTGTCCAGCCGGTACGGGCTGGCGGTATAGCCGACGAATCGGCACTGCGGGTTCATCAGCTTGAGCGTCTCCACAGTCTTGCCGTACATGGTTTGCGTCTTGCGGGGGAGCAAATGGCACTCATCGATGATGCAAATATCAAACGGCTCCAGCTCATGTATCCGCCGGTGCACCGTCTGGATGCCAGCAAACAACACGTCGGCGTAGCGATCCTTGCGGCCCACACTGGCGCTGTAAAAACCTGTCGGCGCCTCGGGCCACACGCGGCGCAGCTCGGCTTCATTCTGCTCCAGGATCTCGGCGCGGTGCGTCAGTATCAGCACGCGCGCGGCGTAGTCTTGGCATAGCTGGCGCGTGAGTTCGGCGACAAGCAGCGACTTGCCGGCGCCGCAGGGCGCCACGATTAGCGGGTTGCCTTTGTCGGTGCACCAGTAGTCCCAGATGCTGGCGAGTGCGGCGGCTTGGTAATCGCGTAGTTTAATCATGGGTGGCCGCCGGCTCGTGGCTAAGTTCCTGCAACTCCGCACCCATACCCATGCGCAACGCTTCCATATCGTCACTCAGCGGCAACGCGGCGGCGTGCTCTATCTCGCGGGACGTGTAGCTGTGCCGGCCGTATGGGCCGTTGCGGAATGTGGCGCCTGGCCGGCCGCCGGCAGTGGTGGTGGCTTGGTACTCCACAAAATCATCCCCCGCATCGACGGCCTTGCCAATCCCTACCAGCCCCGGCCGGTACAGGTGGTCGCCGCACCCCGCGCGCTGCGTGGCTTCGTCTAGCGTCGTGTCATGCTTGGCGCAGTGCCACGTGCCGTCACGCTGTGCTGTGCTGTGCAGGCAGGTGCGGCAGTTGACTTCGGCGTTACCCCCTGTATGGCATAGCGCGTGCATGGGACACATTTTGCACTGATACCACGCCGGATCGTCGCTGATTTTCTGCGTGTCGCTGGCGTCTTCGCTGAATATTATGCGCTCGGCGCGATCCATGTAGCGCTCGGCTGTCTTTTTTATATATGTCGCGCGCTCCATGTATAGATCATCGGTATTTTTATTCACGATCAGGTACAGCGCGCGCTCCATGCCGGACAAGTGCATGCCAATCTGCATCTGTACATAGTGCTGCGGCTTGTCTTTCTCGACGCCTTTTTTCTTGGTGCCCGCGAAAGATTTGTCATTTGCGGTCTTGAATTCCAGGACATGCCAGGCGCTAGATTCCGGGATGCCTTGCGTGCAGCCGTCCAGGCTGATGCCGAAATGGCCGCCGAATGCGGGGAAACTGAATTGCCGCCCGCTTGCCGGGTCAACGTCATACACCTTGGCGCCAGTGGCGCGCAAGTCTGCCACCAGGCGTGGCTCCTCGTGATTGCCATGGTCGAATAGCCGCAGCTTGCGGCCGTCGTGTTCTTCATGGCCAGCCCAGTGGAATTGCAGCCATAAGTAGCGCGTACAGTGGTGACCAATCTGGCTGCCGCCAAGGTGCATGCGGTGGGCCGGCTCACGATTGGCGACGTAGGACTCGTAGATGCGTTGGACGGTTTGGGTGGGTAGGTGTTTTGTTATGTCGGTCATTTGATATACCTGCTTTTTTTAGAAATAGGGCCGCTCTCACCGGCCCTATACCACTCGGCCTACTTTTCCCAGGGCTTCTTGGCAGGCGCGGCCGCGGCCGGGCTGGCAGCAGGCGTACTGGCAGCCGGGGCCGCCACGCTTCCGTCGGCGGGCTCGTAGCCCTTGATATCGTTGCTGGCCTCGTAGTCACCCTTGGCCGGGCGAATCGCCACTTTTGCGCGTAGCGGCTTGTCGTGCAGGTCGCTGGAGTCCTCCGGCGACATGACGCCGACAGCACGGCAGATGGCGGACAGCGTGCGTTGTGCGATATCGACGGCGGTCTGGTTCGGGTTGTCCAGGTTCAGGCGCTCAAACAGCACGCGGTTATTGTATTCCCCGTCGATAACATCCAGGCGCAGTTGCAGGTATTTGCCTGTACCTGCCTTGGTGTCCTTCATTTCGCTGTCAACGATCATGACGTTGTACCAGCCGGCCGGGATGGGATCGAATCCAGTTTGCGGCTCGACGTCTGCGGCGTTGAATCCTGTGAGGTTGCTCATGGTGTTTTCCTTTGGTTGGTGGTGCGGTGTTTATTCGGTGGTGGGTGCGGTGGCCTGGTAAAACGGCACATGCTCGGCAAACGCGCCCCATTCAAGCGGCACTGTGTCCGGCATGCTGTAGCGGTTTTTGGCAATGACGGCTGGGGTTTCGGATACCTGCAACTGGCGCTTGCCTTTCGTGACGGCCTTGTTCTTGGCCTCTTCGGACTTCTTGACGTGTACCGGCGTGTTGGCAAAGCCGATCACGTCCGCCTGTTCTACCATGAGCGCGAACGCCCGCTTGTGGAGCTTGATCTGATACCGGTCGTATGGGTCAGCGTCCGGCGCGTCATATCGGACAATTGCGCTATGCGCAATCAGGATTGGCGTTATTCCTTTGTGTGAAAGCGCCTTGCAAGCGCTCATAACGTCATTCCAGTAGTCCATGGCTAGAATGTAGCCCTTGCCATAGCCGATTTCCTCATGGTTTTTCACCCCCGCATCGCGGGCAACTTGTGCCCAGATCAGCGGCTCCAATGCTGACAGGCTGTCGATAACAACAGACTGGTACCCGTGGCCGTCATCGAACAGCGACGCCAGCGCGTCGATAACGTCCTGGTAGGTTTCCGCCGGCGGGAAGGCGTCCACGTCCAATGCGCCCAGGCCGTCCTCGGCGCGGATCACAATGGGGTTAGGCGCATGCGCGGCGAAGTAGGTTTTACCCGCGCCTGGCGGGCCGTGCACTACAATAAGCGGTGCGCGGCTGATGGTGTTGCGTTTGATGCTGTCTAGTGAGATAGACATTATTTTGCTCCTTTAATGGGCGCCACAGACACGCCCGGCTTGCCGGGCTTAACCGTCACGGCATCAGCAACGGCCGCATAAACATCCGGTTCGTTGTCCTGCAGGTAGCGAAGGCCGCCGACATCCAGTGTCGGCTGGTAGCTAATCGGCCGCAGCGCTTCGGGGATGCTGTGCTCAATCTCGCGCCACTTGTCGGCGTCGAGCGTGCGGGTCATGCGGCCTGTGACGGTAATCCTGCAATCGCCTGCGGCGTGGCGTCTGGCTCCTTCGTCGCGGACTCCGGTATGCTCGATGATGTCCTGTTCAATAAGTATGCGGGCGTCGCGGGCGGCGTTTTCGTCTGCCTTGGCAGCCTGCCATTTGTGGGCTAGTTGGGTTAGGTTGGTCATTTGTTTTGCTCGGTTGATGTGTTGACTGAGCGTGTAATGTAATGCAGAATGCATGGCATGTCAACAACCCAGAGAGAGAAAACATGATGAACCTTGAGCAAGTAAGAGAAGCGCTAGCAGACCGAAACGCGCGGGAGGTGTCCCGTCGCTGCGGTGTACATGAGGCAACCATACGGCGCATCAAGAACGGCACGGCGCAGAATCCCAGCTTCGGCGTGATGACGATATTGATTGAATACCTAGAAGGGAGCAAGTAATGCATATTGAAATGAAATGGCCCGTTCCCCGCGAACGCGGGGATGAACCGTATCCCGTGCCAGCCGCAATGCCTGCTAGCACCCGTTCCCCGCGAACGCGGGGATGAACCAGGTTGCTCATGGTGTTTTCCTTTGGTTGGTGGTCCGTTCCCCGCGAACGCGGGGATGAACCGAATACGAGGCCATGCAGCAGCGGGGCAGCTTTCCGTTCCCCGCGAACGCGGGGATGAACCGAATACGAGGCCATGCAGCAGCGGGGCAGCTTTCCGTTCCCCGCGAACGCGGGGATGAACCGAAATACGCCGATATTGCCATTACGAAATATGGCCGTTCCCCGCGAACGCGGGGATGAACCGCCCGTGTC